GCCTCGCGCACCAATTCAACACCATGAACAGCCCCCTTGCATACAATCACATTATCGCCAATGCTTCGCAAATACTCGTGCCATTCCTTTTGCTCTAGCTTAACTGAGCCGCCTTTTTGTCGCTTAAACTCAATCCACAACCGCCACTCTGGGCAATGCAAATCTGGCACGCCACGGCTGACGCCCTCGACCTTTAGCCTCATGGCAGCCTTAATGCCTCGCGCCTCGCCATTCGGTATAGCATAAATGCGCGGCAGGTTGCACTTGCGCCACAAGCTGACAAAACTGCGTTGTTCTTCATGCTCTGTCGGCAGCCTATCTGTTGGCAGGTGCGTCAATGCTTGAGGCAAAAACAAATCAAAATGGCACGGCTGGTTGCCACTGCTTGCAATCGGTGTACTCATATTTGTGTTCCTGTGGGATTGATTGACGAAAAATTAAACAATATCCAGAGTGATTGTTTTCGCAGTTCACGCACCTTGGCTGCTCCAGCTCTTGCTTTAGCGCATGATAAGTGTCAAGAATTTTGGTGTAATGCTCTTCAGTGGTTGCCATTTTTCCAGCTCCTGTGGTCTATGTCATAATACTTGCCGCGCTTGTGGTACTGAATTAACCGAGGCGGAGCGCCAGTGTTAAGCCATGCAGCAATGCCGTCCATGTCATCAATGTCAACCGACTGCGGAAGCCCTGCATTTTTAGCAATGCGAGCCAAACTAGCCAGCGCTTTTGTGCCAGCATATCCGTCATAAGTAATGGCAAAATATTCGGTTATTGGCAAATCAGACAAACCGCCATAATAGGTAACCTTGACCATTTCCTTGCCGCTTTTTCGGCTAATGTGTTTGCGCCACTGCCAGTCTGTAACCTCCAGTTTAAGCGGCTCAATCCCCATTATATCAGCATTAGACAATTTGAGCGGCTTGTCAGTTTTAGGGAACAAATAGCCACATTCTGAGCAGGTCATGAGGCTTGCATGCAATAATTCGCTACATTCTGGGCAAACTTTAACAGGTGCCTCGCCACCTCCATCACCGCCTTGCATGCGCGGTGGCTGAACCCCAGTGATCGGCCCATGCGTTTCAACATTGCCAGCAAAATCTAAAACCAAACAATGGTCGGTGTGTTCTTTTAACCGCATGCCACGCCCCGCCATTTGTACATAAAGCGCAGCGCTCATGGTTGGTCTAAGCATTGCAATCAAGTCTGTATTAGGTGCGTCAAATCCTGTCGTAAGCACATCAGCATTAGTCAAGGCCTGCAATTCGCCTGACCTAAATTGGTCAATCAACCGCTGGCGCTCTTTAATTGGCGTCTTGCCTGTAATTGTCTCAGCATTAACGCCCCACGCTTGCAGCTCATCGCGAACATGGTAACTATGATCGACACCCGAGCAGAACAACAGCCAATGTTTCCGGTCGCCTGCTCGCTGCATTATTTCAGCCACAGCGCTTTGTGTGATTTTGTCGGCCTCGCGGTTCATGTCTTTAGCAATGTACTCGCCACCGCGCTTTTTTATCTTACCAGTGTCAATCATAGCCTCTGTGTGCTTCGATTTAAGCGGAGCAAGGTAATCACGCCCCACAAGCTCTGCGACTGTGACAGGCTCTATAATGTCGTTAAACAGTGCCGACTCTCCCTGAGTCAATAGCCCTTGCCCTAACCGGTATGGGGTGGCAGTCAACCCAATAACGCGCATGTTTGGATTGATTTCGCGCAGCGCATTAATCAAGCGCCTATATCGACCGTGCGCCTGGTTGTTAATCATGTGCGCCTCGTCAACAATCATAAGGTCTCTATGGCCAATGGCGTAATGCTTGCCCTCAATGCTTTGGATGCTGGCAAAAGTAATGGCGTCAATGTCACGCGACTTTAGCCCAGCGCTATAAACCCCCATCGGAGCATTAGGCCAGTGCTGGCGCATCTTGCTTGCGTTTTGCTGCACTAGCTCTTTAACGTGGGTGGTCATCAATATGCGCGTGCCTTGCCATGTCTTCAGCGCATCGCTGCACAGAGCAGCCACAATGTGACTTTTCCCAGAGCCTGTGGGCAGCACCAAAACAGGGTCGCCATCGTTGGCTCTGAACCAGTCATAAAGCTGGTCAATAGCGCGTTGCTGGTAATCCCTAAGCATTAGCCACCCCTCGCAATCAGATCAGCAACATCGTCATGCAGCTCGTGACACTCGTGCGCCTTGCGCTGCTCTTTTGTGGGTATTTGTGCGCCATGTTTTTCACAACGCCAGGTGCTGTCTGGCATGGCAGTTGACCAGCCACAAGTGCGGCAATTGGTTTGCTGAATATCTTCGCCTTTGTGGCACAGTGCATGCGCTGGGCAAAATTTGCATTGATACCAGCTCGGATCAGTGCTAATGGGTGGCGGCAATCGGTCGCTGCTCACAACGCGATGACCACGCGCCACCAACGCCTCGGCTGCATCTTTGTCAAAGTGTATGCGCTCAAAGTGGTATCGGTCATCGTCTTTGCAAATTGCAGCATATAACGCACGGTCAACACCAGTGCCAAGCATATACACTTGCATTTGTGCCCAATGCTGCGGCTTGCTTTTTTGCACGCCATGCTTAATCAGGTCATCAAAACTTTTTTTGCTATGTGTTTTAATCTCTAAAAGGTGCTTTGTTTTTGGTGCCTCTGGCAAGCCATCGGTTATCAGCCCGTCAATGCTTCCGCTAACATGATTGCCAAAATCAACCCGCCATTGACTGCCATCTGACATTTGCTCTGTTATGTTGCAACCGATAGCGCGCAAATCTGCAACAACCGTTGCCTCTTCATTTTGACCGCGCCTAAACAGTCGCAGTATTCGACCAGGGAATTGCTCAACAACAACCCACCGAAACGACAGCCACAGCCACCGCTCGCAATGGTGCCCAAGCATGCTTCCGCCCAAATGCGAGCGCGGCTTATCAGGGCGTGATTCATGCGCCTTGTCAATCAAGGATGCTGTTGAATGATTAGGGTCTGGTATTGTTGCCATGTCAACCTCTAGAAATGCAGTGTAATTATTTGCAAAAATGCGGGGGCATTGCGCCCCCTATGTTTTACTTAGCCCAAGGCGGCTTGCTTGCAGCGGCTTCAGTTTGACCGCTTGCCGCTGGCGCGGGTGGCTTGCTACCTGAGATTGCTTTAAAAGACTTGACGTCATTCTGATCGCCATACTCTTCAGACTTGCGAATTGTAACCTTCACAGTCATTGCCCCACCCACGAGCTGGTCAGTGTCTTGGATGCTATCAAGCCCAATGGCTCGCATTACAGCACCAAGCTGCTGGCGCCCAATTTCTTCAGCCTTTTGGTTATCGTTCTTAATGTTAAGGTTTGTAAATAATACACGACCCTCATGGCTTGGTCCGGTCACGTCAAGCCTTAGCTTAATATATTGACCAGTTCCGCTTTTGGTTGTGTTTATGCTCGTCTCAACAATTCGAACTTGATAATCACCCGCTGGCAATGGCGAATAGTCGCCACCGCTGTCTTGTGGTAAATCGTTTGTGGTTACTGTATAGCCTAATTGAGCCATGATTATTTCTCCTCAATAATTTCAATTGCAAAGCTGGGTCGACCAGCCTTAGTGGTTATTGCATCAAGTAAAGGTGTGGTGATTGCTTCATTAGTATCTTTCCAGACCTTTTGGTTGATTTCTGGTTTCCATCTGAACAGGCTAGATAAATGTTCTGTCAAGCCATGTTCGTTTGCGATCTCTTGCAGTGCATCAGAATCAATGCTGCGATTAAATCGTTGAGTAATTTTTACTCTGTAATTTTCATCCTTTACAGTCATAGAGCCTTCTTTTTGCTCTATGTTAAGCGACTCCAAAAGCTGGTCTTCAATTTCGCGCCTTGACTCCATTGCAGCGCGTTCCTTTTCTTTTGCATCAATCCATTGTTGATATAAACTCACGATCCACCCCCAATCTTGTTAATTACTTCAGCAAGGTCTGGGGCTTCCCATGCTGCAAGTTTTCCGCTTCGGTCTTTTGCTTGCCATAATCCATCAGACTCACACATTAATGCGCGCTGAATGGCACCATCGGCATCTTTCTCAACACGCAGTGCAAGCACTTCATCAAAGAAAAATGGCAAAGACTGTGCAAGTTTATTGCCTGGCATTGAAGGTGCGTAAAGTATGCGCCCCATGTCGTCCTGAGTTTTTTCCATCTTGGCGCTGAAGTAAACGTGTCGATCAGGAAGATCACGAAACGAACGGATAAGATCGCCCATTTGCTCCTGCAATGCGCCATAAGCCTGCCGTGGGTCTTTGGTCTTTTTCTTTTCAGCCGACAGCACAACCTCTGCAATCTCGCTGATAGAATCCAAAGCAACAGATTCATATTGCTTGGCTTCATCAGACTCTGTAAGCCACTGGTAAGCCTCTCCCAATGTCTCCATGCTGTTAATATCAATGTATGGTACATCGTTATCAGCAATTGAAAGCAAACCGCCTTCAGCCGATAAAACAATGGGTTTAGGCAATGTCGCAATGAGCGAAGTCTTGCCAGCGCCAGCCTGACCGTACACAAGCATTTTGACGCCACGCGACACAATGCCCTTAGTGGTTTGTAGTTTAATAGCCATCTTGTATTTACCTTAGTTTATGCAGCGGTTCGCGGTTGCGGTTTGCTGCGGTAGTTGTATTGTGCGTCAATCTGTTGCAGAATGTCAACCGTTCGATTGTATTTTTTTTGAGGTAAACAATATGATGACTTTAGAGCAGGTGCGGCAAGCACTTCAGGATCGAAATTTGGCAAAGGTTGCCAGCGCAACAAATTTACACTATGAAACGGTTCGAAGGGTTTACAAAGGCGACTACAAACAAATAAGCTACAACACCATTAAAGAACTATCAGACTATTTACAGGGGTAACACATGGCAGACATTTCAAGTATTTTTGGCGGTGACTTTGTGCCACCTAAGCCGCCAAGGATTGACCACAGACCGCCAGAAGAGCAGATCATTGAAGCCATTGCAGATGCTGGTTTTGTGCCGCCACAGCATATTGTCATTGATGGCAAGGTGCATCGGTTTAGCTCGGATGGACGCAAGAAGGGCAATAGCGGCTGG